ATCTAGACAACGCAGCGACTTATCGACTATCGTACTTTACGACATGGATTGACTTTGGCAATCCTATTCAAGCATCCATCCTCAAGAAAATCGTACTCACACTGATTGGCCTTACATCGCAGCCAATTATTGTAAAATGGGCTTATGATTTTTCAAGCGTTTATAGCTCTCAATCGACAACAATTCAAAGTGGATTTACTGTTGCAGAGTATGGCATTGCTGAATACGGAATTGATGAGTACTCAGGTGGTACGGACATAAGCACTGTATCAGTCAATGGGACAAAATCAGGGAAAGTTCTGCAATTCGGATTGGAAGTTGAAATATCTGGATATAGTTTTTCAATTCAGAAGATTGACTTATTCACCAAAGATGGGAAATTGAGATGAGCAACTATACAAAAATCACTGATTTTGCTGCTAAAGATGCGCTATTGCATGGTAACCCAAGCAAAGTTGTCACCGGCACTGGACTAGGTGCTGAATTTGATGCGATTGCTACGGCTGTTGCTACTAAGGTAGATGTTAACGGCGCACTTGGTACGCCATCATCAGGTGTAGCTACTAACCTGACTGGGATTGCTGCTGGGCTTACTGCGGGCAATGCTACGAATGCCACGAATGCCACGAACGCTACGAACGCTACGAACGCTACGAATGCTACGAATGCTACGAATGCTACGAATGCTACGAACGCATCACAATTAGGTGGTGTAGCTGCTTCAGGCTATGCAAGGTCTGGTGCCAATGCCGATATCACCAGCATGACTGCTGTTACCTCTATTAACCGCACAGGTGGAACTTCGATTAAAGGGACAAATACCAATAACAATGCCGCCGCCGGCGATGTAGGAGAGTACATAGAAAGTACGATAGCTTTTGGGTCTGCGGTATCCCTCACCACCGGCGTGACGGCCAATGTCACAAGCATTAGCTTGACTGCCGGGGATTGGGATGTGTCCGGCGTAGTACTGATGGATTCAGGGGCAACAACTAACGTCACCCGCGTCTCAGCGGGGACTAGCTCGACGTCGGCTACGGCTGATGTTACAAAGGGATACTACAGCCATATTCATTCAGGCTATGTACCGGGGAGTGGACAATTCAGAGCCATGCCGCTTAATACCTCAAGATTCAGTCTGTCTGGAACTACAACGATTTATTTAGTGGCCCTTGCCAATTTTACAGTCAGCACGTGTACTGCTTATGGCACGATCTCGGCAAGGCGGGTACGATGAAAATCACCGAAGTTCAACATCCCGGCGAACCGTTCTGGCTTTACTGGCTGGGAAACGCCACCGCCATCGATGACAGCTATGTCAAATCAATCGGCATCGCATGGCTGTTCAAGGAAGGCGGCAAGTGGAAGTTCATTCCACGGATTACCGGCGAGCAGAGCCTGTTTTTCAATGCGGTGTTTTTCCTTCGGCTGACGTTTGTCTGGTTTCTTCCGGGCATCTTTTTCTCGGTGCGCTGGGCAGAAATCGGCCCGGTAATACGCGGCAAGCCAAGATCGTATTTGCAAGCAGGTATTGGCTACAAACTCAACGGCCGTTTAGGGCTTCCGCTGCGCATCCAGAACGATGTATCCAGTGCATCTGGCGTGACAGGGCCGAATTACGGTCAGGCAAAGGGGTTTGACTATGGCCCGCACTGACGACCGCGCCACCGGCTGGGAGATCATTTTTACATGGCTGATTATCATCGTTGCCACGGGCTTGATGTGGTGGGCGATGATCGAGTACGTATTCTTGCCGACGTTGCATATGCTCGGTGGATTTTTCAGGATGGGGGCGATACGATGAGAAGCAATTGCCTGATATTCGCCGTGTGGCGCACGATCCGCAGGGGCGGGGTACTGATCCTGCAACGCTCCCACGCGGGGCCGTATCTGCATGCGATGTGGGCGGAAAAACTGCCTGCAAGTTTGGAGGCAGAACATTTTTCGCCCACTGACAAATCAGCAGGGCTGCACCTTGAGCCGTTGTTCATCGGCGATGTTGCTTACCATGTAGGTAAGGCGCACGCTAATCCGCCAAAGTCTAATGGCTGGATTGATCCTGTGTTCCTGTTCTTCTGGATTATTCAGCTATTGGGATGGGCTGCGCTGATTGTGGTTCTTGCATTCCCGATTTATTCCTACGCAGGCGATTCCAGGGTGTGCGAGGTGAGGCAACAGCGCAAGGCTTCTACAGTTCGAGAGTTCCGAAAAATTCACCCATGCCCGTCGACCGGCAAGCCCACTGGCTCATGCCCTGGCTGGCAAGTGGATCACGTCATACCGTTGGGAAGCTGTGGCTGCGATATTGTCGAAAATCTTCAGTGGTTGAAAACCGAGATTAAAACCTGTGCCGGGAATTTGTGTAAAGACCGCTGGGAACGAAAGATCAACGCCTGCCCGGTGGCCAAGCCATGAAGCGCCGCGTCCTGAATATCCTCATCGCGCTGGATAGATTGATTTATCAAATCGTCACCCTCGGATACGGTTCGCTGCACGACACGATCAGCAGCGCGGCCTACAGAATGGAGCAAAAGGGGCGGCTGGTTGGCAAGCTGTCCCGTCCCGCGATCGACTGGTTGTTTTCCATGCTGGGCGATAAAAACCACTGTTTCACCAGCTACATTTCCGCGAAGTACAACATACCGACGAAGGACTATTAAATGGATCAGAATGTAATTAACTGGACGATGGCCGGATTTGGCGGCTTAATAGGGTTCTTTCTAAAAGCAATATGGGACTCGGTAAAAGACTTGCAGGCGGCTGACAAGGAGTTGTCAGAGAAGGTAGAAAGCATCGAGGTGTTGGTAGCTGGGGATTACGTAAGAAAGGCTGACATGAGCGACATGCAAAAAGCTCTGTTCAATAAGCTCGACAGGATCGAAGAAAAATTGGACAAGAAGGTGGACAAGTGATGGATATTAATCTCATGCGGAAGGAGTTGATACGGGACGAAGGGGTTAGAAATTATCCATACAAGGACACAGTCGGGAAGCTCACGATAGGTGTAGGCCGCAACCTTGACGATGTAGGCATTCACGATGACGAAGCCTATTTAATGCTGGCAAACGATATACAGGATGCGATGCGTTCCCTTGACAAGCATCTGCCTTGGTGGAGAGACCTTGCCGAAGTACGGCAGCGCGTGCTTGTGAATATGTGCTTCAATCTGGGGATTACAGGATTGCTTGGGTTCAAAAATACGCTGGCAATGATAAAGACTGGAAATTACACAGAAGCGGCGGCAGCTATGTTGAATAGTAAATGGGCAGGACAAGTCGGGGCAAGGGCACAGCGTCTTGCTGAACAGATGGCCAAAGGGGAATAACATGGATTGGTTACGAACACTAGCACCGATGTTGGGCACTGCTCTTGGCGGCCCTCTAGGTGGTGCAGCAGCATCCTTTATCGCTGACAAGCTCGGCATCAAGGACGCAACCATCGAAGCCGTGAGCGAGGTTTTGAACAGCGGCAAGATGAGCGCCGACCAGATTGCCAGCCTGAAACTGGCAGAGATCGACTTTCAGAAATTCCTCGAAGCCAACAAGATTGAACTGGCAAAGCTTGACGTGGAAGATCGTACCAGTGCCCGTGCTCGCGAAATGGCTGTCAAGGATTGGGTTCCTGGCCTGCTGGCGATTCTGCTCACTGGTGGATTCTTCGGCGTGCTGGCTTACATGCTGCAATACGGCGCACCAGCTCACGGCGGGGATGCACTACTGGTGATGCTGGGGAGTCTCGGAACGGGCTTTGCCAGTGTTCTGGCCTATTATTTCGGCTCAAGTTCTGGCAGTCATTCCAAGAATGCCATCATCGAAAGGCTCGGCACAAAATGACTGACTTCTACGACCAAGCCAGCGAACGCGAGGAAAAATACCGCGAGCTTGCCATTGCTCACGCGAGAAAGCCGATCAAGAAACTCTATCCGGTCGGCTTCTGTCATTATTGTTCTGAACATACCGGTGCAGGCATGTTATTTTGTGACTTTGAATGCGCCACGGGTTATCAGGAAGAAGAGAATGCGCGCGCAAGGAATGGCGGATAAGTAAATTCAGCTACGCATTTTTTACACGACGCCGCGCAAGCGCGTCTCCGGTTAGCTCTGCGTTAGGTGCCTCGTTCCGATCTTCGCATCTGCACAACTTCGGAAAGCATTTGTGGCAGTTCCAAACCGTCTTTGGCACGCTGCACGCTTTGCAAAAATATGGCACAGGTGGCACGTCCCTGCTGTGTCCGTTGTCAGCTTCGCCACCGCAGTTCGGGCAGTAGTCAAGACTCAATGCTTGTGCGTGGTCGTTCATCGTCACCCTTTCAAAATTCGGTTCTGGAGGTACGGCGGCTAACCCGTCAATCCAGCGGGACGGCTTCGCCGCCCCTGATTTCTGCGTTAGGCGTCAACGCTGCATCCGCTATTTTTCTCGCTTTATCAATATTTGGCTCATCTGCAGCCATGCGTAAGGCGTCTGTGAGCCTGGCAATTTCCGCATTGAATTCAGCGCTTGCAGCTTCCGCCACCTTCTCAAGATTTTTAACCTTCTCAGCCTGCGCACAGAGCCAATCAAACTGATCCGCCGAAATGATGGCGTTCTCGCCATCTATCATGATGCACTTCACTTGCATTTGTTGCATTTGTTGCATTTGTTGCTCCTTTTCGCCGTCTTCGTCTTCAAGGCAATTTATATTTGTCTCGGCAGGGTGCGCAGGCACCGCTGACGATGCGCTGGCTCCATTCGCCGCAGAGGTCGCAGTCGCCGGGTTGGCCGGTGGGTAGCAATCCGGTTTCACTTGGCTCATTCTGCCGCCTCCAAAAACTTGATGCGCGGCGACTCCTTGCGCAGTGCGAAATATTCAACTTGCACCTTTGCAGAGGCGATCATCTTTCCGGCCAGGTTAGCCAGTTCGGCGGCTTCGCTCGGCTTGATCGCGCCAGCTTTCAGTTGTGCGAACGTCTGCGCCAGTTCATCTCTAAGTTCTTCAGCGTTTTTCACGGCACTCCCTTTCTATCATCAGTTGCAGTCGCTTGCATTCAATCAGCACGGCTGGCACTTCACGCACCGTTGACCGTTCTGGGTGACAGAGCAGCCGCCGCACGTAGTAGTCACTCAGCCGCTCGCGTCCGCGCTTCATCTTCTTTCGCTGCGCTTCTGCGGCTTTCTCCGGGTTCGCGGCAATCCATGCCACTAGCGCGGCACGACCTTCCTCCTTGTATTTCATCTTGCGCGCTGCCGCATGCTTGTCGCGCACGCCGTTCGCATTGGCGGCGTACCGCGCCCTGAATTGTGCGTTTCGTTCTTCGCGCTTTGCTGCGTGCTGTGCGCGGCGCTTCGCAAGATGGCAGTCGTTGCAGTAGCCCATCACCGTTTTCTTGTCGCTGTGCAGCCGGTAATCGCTTTCCGGCTTACTCTGGCCGCAAACTGTGCAAGTTTTCATCCTTCGCTCCACGGCTAACACGTCAGTCAACCGGACGTGCCGCAAGCGGCCCGCCGGTTACCTCAGCGTTGGGCACCTCAATCTGCACCCGCTCAAAATGCCCCGGCAACTTGTTGAGTCGAATCTCGATCTCCGCACCAAACACGTCCAGCGTGAACGACGGATCGTCTCCATCGCCAAGCAAGCCGCTCAAGTTTTCCATCGCATCTGCCAGCCAGTCTTTTGCCGGTTGCTTCAGGTCATTCAACATCGCAGTTCCTTTCGTCGTCAGTGCCCAACAATCGCTTCGAGAGGGATGCTCCGCCTTCGGCTCCGCACCCCTCAAGCGAAGCGTTATGCACTATTGGCCGCGCCCACATGTAGCCGTAATCCGCCAGAACGTCGTCTTCTTTTTCTCCTGCCGCCACGCGCTCAAGCACAGCCCAAAGCCAATGTTCCCCTAGCTTCTCTTGTTCATGCAGCTTCAGGTAGGTGCGTAGCACCTGTTGCCGCCCGCCTCTCTTCCAAATCTTTGCGTCCATCGGGTTCTTTGTCATGGCCCCTCCTTGCATAACTATGCTTTCAACCGGACGCCTTCGGGCTGCGCCCTTCGGCCCCGGTTAAAGCGGCGTTGGGCGTCAATTCGATTGCCACGCACGCTATCTCAATATCGAGCGTCCCAAACACGTCAAGTATCGCCGCCTTGTAGGTGCTGCCGAAGGTGGAACCATGTTGACGCTTAAACTTCGAAATCCGTCCAGCCATTCGGTGCTGTTTTCCGTAGCCTTTGCTCAACACCACCTCCCGCCCGACAGCGCATGTTTTTTCGTTCCAGCGCGGGCCGTACCGGCGCAGTTCTTCGCGCTTGCTGCCATCAGCAAACGCCTCGTAATATTCTGTTTTCAGTGGGATGAAAAGCGGTTTCATTTGATTTCCAGCCGATCTTTTTTAACGATATGCGCACCCGGAACTTCATAACCATCACTGATGGCTTTCTTTATTAAAATCTTATCTGGCTCACATCGCGCAGGGATTTCTCGCATGTAATCCGCCGGTATTAAATTCTCTGAATCAATGACTACACTAGCATCACGCTCACGATAAAGCTTGGCCTTGAATGTGCCATCCAGTGCCTTGATCTCGGTAATGCCAGTACGCTTCATGTTGATAAGAAGATAGTCATGCAGGGCTTGCGCCCGCGATTCAATGGCCTTTGCTCGGTGTGATAGCTTCTTTATTGCATCATTCACCATATCCGCCTCAGCGCGCATGTTGAGGATCACCGCTGACAATGCCCTACCCTTCTCTTCAACAGGCCACTGGGCGGCTTCCAGCGTGTCTGTGATGGTCTGTTCATCCAAGTCAAGCTCGGCCAACTGTTGAGCCGTGGCAAGGTATTCATTTGATATTTCGTAGAGATTCATGGCTATTCCTTACAAGGCCAACGCAATTTCTTGAAAATGGCGTCATCCAAAAAGTTGCATGAAAGAAAAGGGATGTCGTCCTCAAAATCAATGAATGCACCGCCTGGTGTTTGCGGTACTGGCTGGCTTTGTGGTTTCGGTGTGCTCTCATCGCCACTCTGCCGACTGCCAAGCATCTGCATCGAATCGGCAACAATCTCTGTGGTGTAGTTCGTATGCCCGTCTTTTTCCCATTTGCGCGTTTTGAGCGACCCTTCGATGTACACCTGCGAGCCTTTTTTCAGGTATTGACCTGCAATTTCAGCCAGCTTGCGAAAGAAAACCACACGGTGCCATTCGGTGGCTTCTTTCTTTTCGCCCGTCCCTTTATCTTTCCACGTATCGGTGGTGGCCAGCGTGATATTGACCACGGCGTCGCCATTAGGCATATAGCGCGACTCGGGGTCTTTACCCAGGTTGCCAACCAGAATTACTTTATTAACTGATGCCATTATGCTGCCTCCGTCTTTCGTGCTTCGCCTTCTTTTTTAATGGCGCTGCGGGTTTTAGAATTTGGTTGAAGAATGCTCCACAAGGCCAGCTTTTGATCACTGTCTAGATTCTGTTTAGACATATGGTTGAAGGCTCTAACGGGATCCGCTTCTACTTCAACCATCTGGACTAACTCTGCAGCGAGTTCCCTCAAAAACACCATGTCTTCATCATTGACCTGGACTGATTGCATGGCGGCCTTGACGGGAGTAATGGTAGTTTTTTTATTTGGTGTTACATCCGGCTCATCAAGATGCAATTCGCCCTTGTGCCACAAATCCAAAGCAGCCCCAAATCGCATGGCGGCATTTCTCAGCGCATCGCCTATCACTTCTTTTTCCCTCGAGCCAATCTCCTTGTAATTAGATGCTGCCGCGTGGCCGTATCCAATTCTTGTGTGCCCACAAACAGTCAGTTTTATCCACAATCCACCCGTGCTATCAAAAGCTGGCAAACCATCTTTATAGGCGAGAGGTTCCCATGTCCATAGCGGGTCTGCCTCTAAAAGACGATCAGTCAACGCGGCGTGGCCTACATAATCAAGATGGATTATTCTTGGATGATGCCATCCCCCGCATACCGTACAATTAACCTTGTCTTTTGCCTCACATTCATTTTGTGCTTTTGTACCCTTCGGCAATTTGCTTATCTGGTGCGCAGGAAATGGCTCACGCAGCAATTCAAGTCCTGTTTTAACCTCACTCATTTTCTTCACCTCTCTCTAGTAATTCCTCTTGCTGGCCTAGTTGCTGCCAATACTGCATTCCACCGTCATCATCCACTTTCAAATTCCCCAGATAAGCGAAATAACATAGCCAATGAGGACAACAATGAAAACCTTGCCGTCACTCATGGGCCTAATTCATTCGAGATCGGAAGAGC